GCGAATCAGGCAGGGCAACGATTCCGTACCCGTCCTGATACGTCCCCTGAGTCGAGCCATAGACGAACCCAGGGTCAGTAATCTGTGTCCACGTCCCCGCTGCGATGTCGTACACGAACCCCGAAAGACCGTCGATCACCAAGACTTGGAGACCGTTGTCCACCATGGTGATGCGAGCCGTACCGGAGTACGTCCCCAGTGCCGTAAACGTCCAGTCAGAATTTACCCGGCCGAATGCCTGCCCAACAGCGGCGTACAGCTCGCCATTGACCTCGATCAGACCCTTGACGGCACCAGGAGCGAGCGTTGACAGCAGTTCAAGACCAGGCACACCATACAGAGCAGTCGGCGTCTTGGCTTGGTTCTTGTCGATCTCCAGCAGGAAGTTGATGCACTTCTGGTGATTGACGGTAAGGCTCGGGGCTTCGTAGGCAGGCCCAACAAAGCCGGGGATTGCTTTCATGCCCCGTACCGCCAATCAAAGAACGTGGTGTTCTGAGGGGCGGGAACCTGGTCGATGGTCATGTCCGGAACGACAACGTTCTTGCGCTGGAGCGACCTGCGAAGGGTCATTGCCTTCAAGATCACGAACTTGGGTGCCTCGGTCTCGAACTCGGAAGCCAAAGCCTCAGCGAGTGAGAACTGGAGCGCTTCCTTGTAGCCAGGCGGGAGGGTGTAGGACGCATCAAGGCTCGTGAACGCCGTCATTGGCTTCAACGAGTGCATCTGGATGGATTGGAGGGTCTGCGGGACCGGGTAGAAGTAGATCGTTGCCAGCGTGGCGGAGGGATCGAACCAGAACACCTCAGGAATGCCGCCGTTCGTCTTGAACGGGATCTGAGAATAGGTGTCTTGCGTGACGCTGCGCAGCGGATAGTCCACCCCCTGATAGGAGATGTACGACGATTCCTCGACCTTCATCGGAAGCGTGGTGTTGAAGTCACCACCTGTCCCGATCGTGTAGCTTGCCTGGTTGTTCACCAGTGGGAAGGTCTCGATGACAGTCGCAAGCAGGTTGTTCCGGTTGATGGACCAGGAATCCAGCATGTCGTTGAGCGAGTTGAAACCAACATCGAGGTCGGCAGCATCCCCGGACTCGTTGGCGGCGATGACTTTCAACAGTCGCAACGCTCTGGTGATGATTGCTCGGGCAGTGGTCTGCATGGTTCCTCCAAGGCGCAAGCCCCCTCGTGAGAAGGGGCTAGGACCTTAGTTGGTCGTGGTCAGGCCCGTGGGGGCGAACAGCACCCAGTCAACGCTCGTCAGAGCAGTCGCAGCAGCGGTCACGTAGATCGTGAACGAGCCGGCAGCGCAGACGATGCGTTCCACACGCAAAGCGGTGGCGTCAGCAGCAGCCTGAGCCACCACAGCGAACACCTTGGACTCAGCGGTGACTTGGCTGTTGGTGATGACGACCGAAGCCGCACCGATCGCAACACCAGCACGGCCCTGGTTGACGTTGGCGGTGACAGCACCACCAGTCACAGGACCGGCCGAGGTAGAAGCCCAGCCCTGTGCAATCAGCGCAGCCTCTTCCGAGGTCGGCAGTTGCACGATGGTGCCGGAGAGATAGCCTTTGTAGGCACGGTTAAGCAGGATCATGATGGCTCCTTAGACGGTGTAGTACTTGACGGAGAGCTCCGGATAAGTGGCAGCCCACCCGAAGAGCACGTCGAGACGAGTGATGGCGTTGTCGTTCACGCCATCATAGAAGCGCGTCACCTTGACGGTGAAGCCTTCGTGCGTCTCTTGGGCAACGTCGATGACGCCCTTGCCGCCCGGAGGAGCCCACAGGGGGACCATCGCGAGGGTGAAAGCATCCTTGTGGTACGCAACGTTCGTTGCATAGCTGGTCGAGGCAGCGCCGATGATCACGTAGGGCTGAGCAGTCGTCGGCGAGGCGCTGACGTTCTGGAAAGCACCCGAAGTGACGATAGCCGGGCTGATCGGGATCGAGGTCGCACCAGCGGCCACATCGGCAGTCACCACGAAGTTCGCGAGAACGCCCGTGGAGGTACGCGATTGCGGGTTGACAGCGAACACACCCGGGAGCGTGATCACAGTGCCGCGAGTCAGCGTGCCACCAGCCACAGCCACAACCGTGATCGTCGAGCCGGTTTGACCGGCGCCGTTGATGTTGGTTGCGGTCGCAGCGCCGTTCGTGTGAACGTCCACGTTCTGGTCCATGCCCGGGCGGATGCCGAACGAGTCTTGCATGTAGCCAGTGCGGTACTGACCATTGATGCGCTCGCTCATGTTGAACAGGCCAGCGTAGCCCTGGATCATGGCGCCGTTCAGAGCCGGGTTCATGATGAAGTTGCGGTTGCCATCCTTCACAGGAGCGGCCATCTCGTCCAGACGGCGGTTGACATCGGTCATCGCAGCGACAGCCAGCGCCTGAGTCGTCGGCAGAGCGCCGGTCGCGTTCAGGGCGTTGAAGGTCGAGTAGTGAGCGAGCTGCAGACCTTGACGGTCGATCTCGTTCGCCACCGGAGCGATAGCAGCAGCAACCTTGTCTTCCAGCTTGGTCAGCGAGAGCGTCATCTCGTTCGAGGTGAATTGCAGGTCGCAACCACCTTGAGAGAGAGTCAGCGGGACCGTGGATTCAACAGTCGCCTGGGGAGTGGCGACACGGCCAGCGCGGTAGGTGTAGCGCGGCGGCTTCTTGATGTTGATGGTGTTGCCGGGGGCATAGCCACGACCCATGTTGCTGGTGAACTCGGATTCCCAGTCGCGATTGACGTTCTTCGAAAACGTCAGCATGTTCTCCAGGATCGGAAGAGCGGTCTTCGCGATGATGGAGCAGGTAGCAAGTACGTTGCTCATTTCATTTCCTCAATGAAAAAGCCCCTTTCGGGGCCTTGGTTTGGTTGATTTAGCGAACCCATCGGGAACCGTGCTTCTTCATGTGCGCGGCCCACTGGTCAACGCTCATCGAAGCGGCATCCCCGCCGTTTCCGCTTCCGCGTGACCCAATCGGATTGATCGGCGCGGGTGCTTTGGAGGTCTTGGGAGCAGTAGCCATCTTGGCTTCCAGCTTCCCGATTTCTGCTGCCTGCCTGGCAGGGCTCAGGGCTGAAATGCGGCTCACCTCATCAGGATTGGCCGACATGTACGCCATCAACTTCGCGCCCTGGTCCGAGTCGATCAGCGCTTCCGCGATGACCGGCGTCAGAGGAAGAGAATCGAACTCCTCACGATCAAATCCGGGCTGCTTGGCCGCTTCCGCGTACATGCGTTCCGTCTTCGATGCAAGAGTCTTCGTCTGCTCCTGGGCCTTCTGCTGCTGACTGGCACGATCGCGCTGGTCCAACTTCCAGTCCGTCAAGCGGTCAAGATAAGCATCGTCGCCCTCGCCTTCACGGCGGGCCGGCTTTGCGTCCTGGCGCTGTTCATACTGTTGTTGTGGCGCTTGGGGCGTCAAACGCTCCAGTGCCTTCAGTACCCTTCGCTCTGCTTTCGCTTCAGCACGAGCTTTTTCCTTCTTAACGATGTCGTTCAGTTCCTCTTGGGTGAACGTTTTCGTTTCCGCAGTACCTTCCTCGGACGTGGCCTGCGTGTCCACTTCCGGTTGCGCCGCTTTGTTGTCCTGTACGGCTTCAGGATTGGGGGTTTCGCTGGCTACAGCGGGCGCTTCCTGCCCTGTCGTTTCAGACATTTGGGTTTCCTTCGGAAAGGTTAGGCTCAACGCCTAGACCCGGCTGCGCGCCGGTAGCGTCCATTGCTGGAGGTGACTCGCCCATAAAAAAACCGCCCTGAGGCGGTTCCGTGGGTTGTGTCGGTTGCGGTGGAGGTCCACCCAGAATCTCTTGTAGCGTCTGCTGCACGATCGCTTGAATCTGTGCAGGGTCGATTGCAGGGGCGAGAACCTGCATGCGCTCGGTCTCGGCCTTGTAGGCATCGATGCCGTGATCCGCAACACCTTGCGAAGCATCGGTGCGCTGTTTGATCATCGCCATCTCGATCTTGGCTTGGTTCTCGATGACCTTTCCTTGCTTCTCCTGCTCCAGCTTGTCAATGTGTTCCTGCATCTTCCCGATGACCTGTTGGTGCATCTGGTCCTTCTGCTGGAACTCCTGGAGCTGTTGAGCAAGTTGAGCGGCTTGGTTCCCCTTCCCTGCCAGGCCAGGCGGGAGGGTCTTCTCGATCCGGTCTGCGATCTGTTCAGCACCCTGAATGTCAGAGTTGCGGATGATCAGATCACCAGCCACGTCCATGATCTTCGGCGCGTTGCTCGCCATCTCGGACAGCATGGCAAAGCTCTCTTGCCTCTGGGTCTGGAAGCTCGGGCCGGTGTCGATCGCCACGTCATACAGGCCGACAGTGGGGTTGAATATCTTCTCAATCTGACCCTCAACGTCCTCGCTCTCCTGGTACGCCTGGGGCATCTCAGGGTTGAGCATCACCTTCTCTTCCTTGCCATCAAGGCCAAGGATTCTCATCACCCGCTGGGTGTCGTTGATCTTGGGGATCAGGTCGATCAGGATCTTGGCTTCGTACTGCAACGCACGACGCAGGTTGTCCGGGAAGTGGAACGTTGCCGTTTCACCCTGGACCTTCAAACGCTGGATGCCGACACCCGATTGCGCCTCGGACTTGATGCCGAAGTTGGCGTTCTGCTGACCAGACGCAGCCCGCATCTGCTCCGTAGACAACTGGAGCATCTGAACTTGAGCAGCCGGCATCACTGCGGCTTGCTGCCTCTCAGGCTTGGGCAGCGGGTTCGCATTGTCGTCAAACGCATTGAACGGCAGATACGCCTTGTTCGAGGTGTTGGCGTTAGCCCACTCGTCCTCGTAGCCCTCGACCGCCTCAGCAGCCGCGATGTACGGCACCTTGTTCTGCAACGCAAGGGTCTGGATGGCCTCGGAATAGCTGAAGTTGACCATCCGGGCCGGGTCTTTCAGATCCCGAACGATGCCCTTGCGGACAATCTTGCCGTTAACGTTCAGTTCCTTGCCGACGACAGCAACGATAGGCAGATACCGGCCAGCCCAGTCCTTCTTTTCCTTGGGCTCGTCGTACCCACCCACGAGCTTGCACCACTTCCACTCCGGGACATCGGTCTCACGCTCTTCGAGAACCTGCGCACCCTCGGGAAGCTCGCTCTTCAGGACTGTAGAGCCATCCGCCAGCAGACAAGCCCGGTCCTTCCGGTACGTGCAATAGAAGTACTCAGCGATGCGGATGCAGTCTTCCTGCACCCATCCATCCTTAGACGGCTGCCAGCTCGCTACATCCTTCCCATACTCACGGACAGCCTGTTCCTTGCTGATGTCTTCGAAGACGAAGCCCCACTTCGCATCAGACTTGTCCAATTCCTGACAGTCAGGGTCGATGTAGACCAACTGCGGGTTAGGGCACTGCTTGACCTTGATGACCTGGTTGAACGAGGTCGGCGATTCGTATTCGGTCGTGATCCGCCAGAACCCCTCGCCACCGTACACAGCATGCTCAGCAGCCAGATCATGGGCATCGTCAGCGTTGGAGGATGTCTGGATGTTCCGGATCAGACCGGCGAAGATCTCGGCCGTCTTCTTGTCCGCACCCCCATCCTGGGGGATCACACGGCAAGCAGGACGGTTCTGCCTGATGTTGTTGATGATCTGGTTGCAGTGCTGGGCCGTCATGTTGACGGTCAAACAAACTTTCTTGTCCAGCGCACGAGCAGCGCGGATGTCGTCCGGCCACTGCCAACCGTTGTCACTGTCGCCCATCGCGAACTTGGTGTCCTCGATGGCCTGGACGCGCGTGGTCCCATAAGCATCTTTCGCCCGCTCGAAGCGCTCCTTGGCTTCGGTGACGATGTCCTTGTCAGCCATTGAGCGGCCTCATCGGCTGGGATGCATAGGGAAGGCGGATCATGATTAGTGGTTTGTCCTGCAATTCAAAGAAGCCCATGCGGGCATACCATTCCTCCAACTGCTCAGCGGTCAAACCCTTCTCATAGGGCTCAACGATCACCATGAGCGTGATTTCGTCCTTGTCTGCTTCCTCGAACAGACCGCGCATCAGCTCGCGTGCATGGCCTTTACCGTGCTCCGAGCTGTGCAGATGGGTCAACTCGCGCAGATGGCCCCGTAGATGGGACGACACAGCCTGGCTGTATCCAACCTTCACCGATGCGGATGCGTGAGTGCGTTCGCCAGTCTTCATGACATCCAGGCCGTTTCCATGTTCATGTGCCGATGCTCTGCGGCTCGCTCGGCGTTGGTCTTCTTCTTCGGCCCTTTGATGAACTCCAGGCCACGTCCAAACAGGCTCATCACGTCAACCCCATCGTCATACTTGCCGGCAGGGAAACGCATCAATTGCGATAGAAGTTCTGCCTTCCAGGGCGCAGACTTCGGGAGGAACACCTTGCCCATAGACGCTTTGGCCTGGATCGACCTGGCCCGCGTCGGCTTGTCGGCAATGCTCGGCAGCCATTCGATCCGGCAGAACGCCCCCCGCTCCTGCATCCGTCCCATCAGGAACGGCTCTACGGAGCGGCGAATCACCCCGGACTCACCGAACCAGCAATGCGGCTCGTGCTTGATGACCAGATCGCACTTGGCATCGATCCATACATCCGAGGTGGATTGCTTGCGCCACCAGTCAGCGATATAGAGATTCCCGCTCGCATCCACACCAGCAATCCCATGCTCGGTGTAGTCGCCAGCACCATCTGTCACCGCGTAATCGCTCGCCCCGTACATCCGCAGGTTCGTCGGCAGCGTCTCGTACTCTTGGAACCAAGCGCCTTTGAAGTACTCGCCTTCATCTGGAATGGGGTTCTGCTGGTACAGCGAGTTCCAGTCACGAGCAGGCAGCACAGACCTGATCTGCTCCAACCTCTCCAGCGGATACCACTCAGGCCACAACGCCTCTTCCTGCTCACTGATGGCCGGCAGGCTCAGGATGTCCCATTGATCCCCGCCATCTGCCTGCGCCTCGATCAGCCGGCCCGACAAGTCATCGTCATGCCAGCGGGTGTTGATCAGCACGATCGCACCGCCAGGCATCAGCCGCGTGTAAGCGGTCGATGTGTACCAATCCCACACCCTTTGCCGGCGAAGCTCGCTATCGGCCTCCTCGCGATCCTTGAACGGATCGTCAATCAGCAGAATGTCTGCTCCCCGACCTGTGACAGCAGTTCCAACACCAGCGGCGACATACATCCCGCCCTCGTTCGTGTGCCAGCGGTTTGCAGCTCGCGAGTCCTCAGACAGCGCAGCATTGAACAGCGCCAGGAACTCAGGGCTCTGCACGATGTTCCGAACCTCGCGGCCGAAGTCGTTGGCAAGATCGCTGTTGTAGCTGGCCGCAATGATCTGCTCGCCAGAGTTCCGGCCGATGAACCACGCAGGAAACCGACGAGACGCAAGCTCAGACTTCCCATGCCGAGGAGGCATCAGGATCATCAGCCGCTTGATCTCGCCCCGCTCTACGGCTTCCAACTTCTCGGCAATCAACGCATGGTGCGGCGCAGCAACATACGCAGGGTTCGTGTACTCAGTGAAGGCCAAGAGCCCAGCACGGGCCTTGCGCCTCAAGAGCAGTTCAGCGGCTGCTTCCTGTGGCGATAGCTGCAAGCTCGTCATCCTTCAGGTCCGTAGCACTGCGAACGGTCATCTCTCCGCTGTGCTCGGTCTGGATCTTCTCGCCGTAGACCTTGGGCCGAAGCTTCCCAGCCATCCACTTGCGAGCGTCCACACGCAGCCGAGAACGGGCGATGACCTCTTGGTTGACCGTCAAACCATCCTTGCCCGCAGTCAGATCAAAGGCGCTTTCATCTGCAATATCAAGGATCTCATCGAACAGAACGTCAGCCTGAGCCTCGCGCGCACGGGCGTATTGCTCCGAGAAGGCCTTATCCAGAGACAACCAGCGAAAGATGGTGGAAGAAGCAGGAAGCGTCTCGTCTTCCAGAAGCATCGAGCGCAGGCTCTTCCCTTCAGCGATTCCCTCACAGATCTTGTCTGCGATCTCCTGCGTGAAGGAACTCGGGCGTCCTGTCACTTCAATGCTCCACGGAGAATCCCCGCCATAGCTTCGAGGTCGCCCCTCAGCTTCTCGTCCAGTGCAGACCAGCGTTCTGTCCCAACCATGGAATCATGACCTTTCAGGGTCGCTTCGATCTGCTTGCGGCTCATCCGCTCGACGCGCTCCTTGTAGGCTGTGACTGGGTTCATGGTCTAGTCCAAATGAAAAAGCCCGCACTGAGGCGGGCGTGAACTTGGCATCAGCCAAGAGGAGAAGGGGTGCGAGGCTTCCACTCGCTGCCGTGGTGAGAGGCACGTCTTTCTCAGAACGCAAAAACCCGCCGAGCCGTGAGACTGAGCGGGTCCAGAGGTAGCGATCCACCACTACCAAAACAGACCCAATGTAACCTAATTCATGCCGCTGTGCAAGCAACCCGAAACCTTTTCATGTACTCCGGTGCCACGTTCAGCAGCTCACTGAGCATCCAGGCATGCGCTCTGACCAGCCTGTTGTAGAAAGTCTGGTCCGGTGCGGCAGGGAATCCCCGCTCCTTGAATCCTTCGATCATCCAAGGCTTGTAGTACATCGCCACGGCTGCGAATAGCTTCGGATCGGTGTCGGATAGCCTTGTGACCACCTTTGCCACGGCCCCATGGTCCTCTGCGCTGTACCCGGTTGGATCGATCGAGCTGGCCGGCGAGTAGATCATGGTGAAGTCTAGGCTCTTTCGCGGATAGCCCAGCCCACCAGTCGCAGACTTGATGTCGTAGACCACCCATCGTTCGATCAGTTCGCACAGCTCGGCGTAGGGGTCCAGGCACTGGATGCGGGCGTTTCGGTGCCGGCGAGTCACTCGGATGGCTCCTCATCCAGGAAGACGATTTCCTTTACCTCGCATCCGTACAGTTCCATGCGGCGCTTGGTCTCTCGCAGTTGGCGGATGTGCTTTGCCCATGGGTTTTCTTCTCCCACCTCAGCCGGTAGAGCAGACATACAGCCTCCTGCTTGTGGCAGTGCAGCAATGGTCGTGAGCTTGTTCATGAATCCTCCATATCGTCAAACATGGCGATGACAAACGCGGCAAGCACAGCAATGAAGATGAAGAACATCACTTCATCCCCCTGATAGCCGCACAGAACCGCTCAAAACCTCGAACAGCATCGCGGCGACGGGTGTAGAGATGCCCGGAGACATCACAGAACACCCAGTACCAGATATTCGGCTCTACCTTGACGTACTCGACTTTCACTGCATACCTCCTGCTAGGTTGAAAACTGAGTTGGGTTGCGACCGTTTGGCAAAGGCCACGATCTTTTCCGGGGATACCTCTTGCCGGGCCAGCCTCTTGTGGTAGTTCCTCCGTTGCCGCTCCAGAATCTTCGGGTCGGTCTTGGGCACATGCTCATGCCGAGCGCGGCCCTTCTCGGTCAGTTGGTAGGTAGCGGGCACAGTCTCGATGTACCCATGCACCCGGAGGTTGTCTATCAACTGGCTGCACTGCGGCGGGGTCAGGCCCAAGTCCTTCGCCATCTCCTTGTA